AAAAAAGAAGTTTCAACATCAAATATTGAAGTTGACAGAGTTAAATTATTAGTTTTTAATGCATCTGTAAATTTAATATCATAAATAGCAAAATATTTTGCAATTTCCTTAGCATTAAAATATAATAATATATCTTCTTTAACGGTCATTATTAAATCATCACCGTAAAAGAATACCTTAACATAATATGAAAAATAAGACATAGTTAAATTAACAAGATTATTTACATAATTTACATCTATTTTCTTAATAATTAATAAATATACGTATCTTATATATATCATATTTACAAGGTTATTTAAAATTGTTGTTAATGGGCAACCAGAAGGAGCACCACACAAAACTTCATATATCATATTGAACATAAGATGCTTTGCGAATGCTGTCTCTAGGCCCATAATTTGTCGTATCAGGGTATTTTGTGTATCTCCATTATATTCATACCATTTACAAATGATATCAAATGCTTTTAATACACACTTTGTCATCAATCTTGGTCCAAATTTAGAATAATCACCGCACACAAAGTGGGGAGAATGTTCAATCAAAGTTTGAACCATATGATGCCATTCAAGAGAATCACAGTTAATTCCAACAGCAGATTCAATATTCAGACGAGCATGTTGAAATGCAATAGTAAAATCATAAAAGTACTGTCTAAATTGAATAGTAAAATCTACCGGTGAAACACTGAAAATCCGAGTTTTATGGCATTTTTCTTTTGGTAATTTTAAATCTTTAAGACAATCTGTAAAAACAGTGAATGGTACAATACCTTGCATTCGTTGATTATGCTTCACTTCCATAGTTTTAACAAGATCATCATTTATAGATTTAATGGCATATCCAGTGTCATTTAAAGTCAAATCAAAAAGCCATCTTTTATCTTTTGCTCCTTTAGGTCTTACACTTGAAAAAGGGAAACCCTCTGATGTATCAAATTCCATAGCATCATAACCCGGAATGGATGGAATACCACATATGCTCTGCTCCACAGTTAATACTCCTATTTTTTGTCTTAAAGGTAATACATTAGCTAAAACTTCTTCCTCTACATTCAATGAAACAATATTGAGCAATTCAGAATCAAAGTCTTTAGTAGGATTACAGTGGTAAGTACATCCTGCAACCATCGGACTACCTTCAAAGCGTTCATCTCTAGGTGACAAATGTGGTACATCATAAGTGGATGGTGTTATTTTTTTATAACACATAGAATGAATGCACTGACTTCTTGTGGGAGAATTATATGAAAATTTTGGTGGAACAACACCTATAAAATTGTATTCACCAGATAAGGCACATGTTACATTCTTGCAATCAGGATCAACTGGAATGATTGTTTCACCCATTATTTGTCCTTCAATAACAATGTCCCTCACAGTGCAATCAATTTTCTCAAAAAGCAATTCCAATGTGTCTGCACATATAAGTTCAGCATAACCTCTTCCACCCGAAACATCACCAGCTATATGCATACCAATTATCGGTGATGAAATATTCATATCAGAAATCAATACAGAACCACAAACGCCTTTTCCACTCGTGCCATAAGACCAATACCAATCCACTGTTGTACCTTTAAAATTATCGGCGCCATTAGAAAGAATATGAGGAACATATAACGAATCATTATGGAGTGTAACAACTTCTTTATGCCAAGTGACATCATATGAATTAATCTTTTCAGTTGCTAACGACATACGTGGTTCATATAATGCTGCCTGCTTCATAATATTAGGCATCATATTCATGCTTGCGAAATGTTTAACAATATCAACAAACATAGGAACAGTATTCGGTAATTTTCCAACAACAAGAGCAGAATTTTTGAGTTTTGTTAGGCAAAGTTCATGTATACTAATAACCTTACTCCACCCAGGTGTTATCAAGCTCAATTGAGTCGATAATGGCAATGATTTTAACTTATCAATATAATGATCAATAGCGAGGAAATACTGACCACGAATTCCCAAACAACGGCAATACAATTCAGTACCATAATCAGTTTTTGCATAAATGAAGAAATAATTTCTTCTAAGTCTTGTATCTAAACTAATTCGTACATCACTTGCCATTTGGGGTTCTTTTGGTTGTATAATCTTCTTATCTTTCTTTTCCAATATGCGATTTTGATCATAAGCCATTTGAGGTGTGCAAATAGAGCATTGATTCACAAGGCATTCATCAGAAACTTGATGATGTTTTATCATTTCAGCTCGCATAGCATTAATTCGAGCAATCTGTTCAGCACGGTTAATTTTATCTTTTCTACTTTCCGTGATATATTCATATGATTCCTTAATACATGCAATAGAAGCAAACATCAATGTAACCGCAAACAATGGAACAGCTATTTTACACAAATTAGTGGCGATCTTACCCAACCAAGTTTCCTCATGTATCGTTTCATCAATTTCCACCAGACACTTATCTCTAATAGTACGATTTCTTTCCTTCATACGCATATATTTTTCGTTCATAACAGGCACTTTAGGAACATTAAGATAATCCAATTGTTTAGTCAACAACGAATTGCTATATATTTTCATAACTCTTTGGCGATACTCATCTTCATCCAACATTTTAAGTTTTTTACATTCACAATCAATTGGATCTATTGAATAAATCTCATTATCATATTCCAAACATTCAACATCCGAAAACTCACACAAAGCATATTGCAACATATTGCTTTCAACTATTAACAAAGTATGCACGCATCTAACTCGAAGGAAACTACTTAAATCTACACTATTCTGATTTAATCTAACACATCGTTCCATAGACGTAAGTATATGAGCCTCAGATGCCTTAGTAGGAATAACTTTTGTATCTTTTGCCTTAATAACAGCATCATATTTAGTTTTAACAAGATTAGACAAGTCAACTGTACTTTGATTTATATTCTTCTTCGACTTTGCTGCTTTAATAATATCCATGATAACACTTTCTTCATCTCCTTCAGCCGTAACATTCAGAGTACCAACACTAGCCACATTAAACGTTTGATGGTCACATAAACAATTAGCTGATTCATTACATACTTCACATACCAAACTCTTACACAATTTTTCTGCTATTTTCATAGTATGTTTTTCTTGAGCATTTAATTTAAGACGAATAGCTTTAAAATATTCACGA